CATCCACCACATACCGCGAAACCGATGAGGAGTACCGGGCGCGTATAACCAAACTCTACGCCGATGAACAGCGCGAAAGGGACGACGCCATTCACGAAGCACTTGAAGCACTTTTTGAAGCTCTACGAGCGCCTTATGAGGCTAACGCGGGCGTAAGATACGGACTTATTCTCACGCCGATTGTTACCGACCGGGATACGCTATTTCAAGTCAGTATCACAGCGACATAGGAGACCCCGACATGGCTACAGACATACAACAGAAAACCAACGGCGGCGCATACCTTACATGCCTAAAAGGCGATAACCCTTTAGTGCACCTTCTGGAAATCCGGGATGGTTACATCGCGCTCTCTGCTCTCACAGATATCTTTACCAACTCTACCGATAATCAGCTTGTTAGCTTCGGCGCTGTTTTGGAACCGATAGTAGAAAAGCTGTATAGCATAAGCGAATTGCGATTATAGGAAGGAAGGCGCAATCATGGCATTGCTTGAAAAACGAAAGAAGGGTTTTCTACAGTCGCAACTACGGCGCTTGGGATACCTGATACTCAAATCAAATGACAGGAAACACTACGGAAAATACACCGGTTATATGATCGTCAAGATCGTTGCCGGTGAAAAGTACTCACTTGACCTTAACGGGTTATGCGATTTTTACAATGAAAATGGAATCGAAAAGGAACTCGACAAACAAATAAAATCGGACGCAGACGATATCATGGAATACCGGCGGCGTCCTCATAAATGAAAGGGAATCATATGAAACTTAATATGAACGGAGACCATATCGATATAGATCAGTTCACTGCGGCGCAAACCGGTTTTGTTGCGCTATCGTATTTACAGGCGATATTAGAAGAAACCACAGACGGAAACTTTTACAAACGCAAGCGGCGAATCATAAACGCCTTACGGGATTTTTTGATTGCTATTCACATGAAAGACCCGGACGGCGTGAACGCTTTAATCGCCAATATAGACGAAAAGACGGACACGGCAGTTATAAAGATTGATATCGACGGCGCGCTTGCGGCATACGCAGACGTCGATTAATCAGGCAGCACCGGAATAAAACTGACACACTCACCACGGCCGGGCGTAACAACCCGGCCGTTTCTCTTTTACCTGTCCATTTCCGGACACTCACACTGTAAATAATTTAGACATACTTCAAAGGGTAGGGGTGTATCAAATCTCTGGAGCCTTCGCCGCGTAGAACGGGCGCGTGGGTCTCTGTAGGCTTCCGCGGTTTACAAGGCGGGGGTCAAAAATGACCGGGTTGCATTTTTTCCAATTTTGCGGGAGCTTGCGGAAGCCCACGCGCCCGTTCTACAGGTCAAGTCGGTTAGAGATTTTCACCCCCCTACCCCCTACACGCAGCCGAAATGATTGTAAAAATACGTTAATTTGATTTACATGTACAATACATGTATGACTCAAAATATCGCCGTAAGTTATTGATAATAAAGGTATTCAGGATGGGATCAATCCCCACATGGTTGTATTTGACGAGCTGCACAGGCAGAAGAACCGTGACTTATGGGACATCTTCGCCTATGGAAGCCCGACGCGGGAACAGCCGCTGCTTTTCGCCATCACAACCGCCGGCGTTATCGGCGATTCTCCGATTTGTGAAGAACAGCATGAATACGCCCGCCGGATACTTGACGGCCTGTACAGCGATCCAAGTTATTACCCGTGCATTTACGGACTTGACCACGATGAAGACTGGACGGACGAAGGAAAACCCGCGTCCGGAAAGCGGGCGGCTTCAGGCTGGTATAAGGCGAATCCGGCGCTCGGCGAGTTTTTGCCGATTGACCGCGTTCGTCAGGAATTTCATGCCGCGCTTGAAATGCCGAGTCAGCAAAACAGTTTCCGGCGTTTCCGCCTTAATCAGTGGGTCGGCCAGGAGACGCGGTTTTTGCCGATGGAAGACTGGAAGGCATGCGGCGCGGCTTTCAATCCCGAAGAACTTTCAGGCTGCGATTGCTTCGGCGGCCTGGACCTTTCGACGACGCGCGACCTCACGGCTTTTGTGCTGGTTTTCCCAAAAGACGATGATGTTTTCATATTGCCGAAGATATTTATCCCGTCCGACGGCATCCAGAAACGCGCAAAGGCCGACAACGTGCCTTATGACCTATGGACGGCGCAGGGTTTCGTTACGCTCACGCCAGGCAGTCAGGTGGACTACGAATTTGTACGCAAGACGATTACGGATTTGTCGCGGATTTATAACATCCGGGAGATTGGGTACGACAGATGGAACGCGGCGCATATTGTTCAACAGCTTACGGACGACGGTTTAACCATGATTCCTATCGGCCAGGGGTTTCAAAGCATGAACGCGCCCACGGCGGAACTGCTCGCCATGGTGAAAGATCACACATTGCGGCATGGCGGCAACCCCGCGCTTGCGTGGATGGCCGATTGTATGACCGTAAAGCAAGACCCGGCGGGCAATGTCAAACCTGTTAAGCCCGACCGTATGAAGAGTAAAAAACGAATAGACGGCATGGTTGCGACGATTAACGCGCTGGCGCGGCTGATCGTGCAGGAAGCCCGCAAGCCGTCAATTTACGAGACCGAGAGGCTGGCATGCATGTAAACCCTGTACAAAAAGCTGTGAGATGGATGCTCTGTAAGGCCGCCGGATTCCCGAAATGGATGGACTCCGGACAGTCGTTTTCCGTAGGTTGGGGATCGTTCGCCACTGACGCGGGCATTCCTATAAACCATGAATCCGCGCTTCAGTGTTCCGCAATATGGGCGGCGGTGCGTATTCGCGCCCTGATGATCGGGCATCTGCCTTTGAACGTTTACCGCCATGTCGGGAAGAATGTTGAAATAGCGCATGATCATCCGATTTATAAAACGCTTCATGACGCGCCGAATCCTTACACAACATCAATGGAGTTTCGAGAGGCGGTTTCCGTCAATTTTGACCTGTTCGGAAACGCCTTTATCGAAATCAAAAAAACTCCTTCAGGCGGCGTCGCGCTGTACGCGCTTGAATCGCGCAAAATGAACGTGAAGATAGAAAACAATGAACCCGTATATGAATACCAAACGGCCACAGGAACGCGTAAGTACAGGCACTCACAAATCATACATCTGCGGAATTTCTCTATCGACGGACTCACGGGCTTAAATCCTATCCAGCAGCAGCGGCAAGCCATAGGGACAGCAAGCGCGCAGCAGACATTTTCCGCAAAGATGTACAGAAACGGCGGGCGTCCGTCGGGTGTGCTTGAACATCCCGGCTTCCTGTCGCTTGACGCCGTGGGCAACATTCGTTCCGATTGGGAAAAAGTACACAGCGGCGCGGACAACGCCGGAAAAGTCGCCATTTTATGGGAAGGCATGAAATACAACGCCATCGGTATGGCTCCGGACGACATGCAATTCATCGAATCGCGGAAATTTCAGGTCGCCGAAATCGCCCGTATTTACGGCGTTCCGCCTCACCTGCTGGGCGATCTTGAACGGGCGACCTTCTCGAACATTGAGCAGCAGAACATAGAATTTGTGCAGTATGTGCTCGCGCCTTATTGCGCGAAATGGGAGCAGCGCCTTAATCAATCCCTGCTTTCAAAAGAGCCGGGCATTTACGCGAAATTCAATCTTTCGGCGCTCATGCGCGGCGACGCGGCTTCACGGGCGCATTTCTATTCGTCAATGGTGCAGAACGGCATTATGAGCCGCAACGAAGTAAGGCATCTGGAAGAACTCAATACGATAGACGGCGAGGCGGACAGCCTTACCGTTCAGGCAAACATGCTTGACCTTTCAGACCTTCAAAAAATAACCGCCGGAAGGGGGCAAAAATGAACACACTTGAATACAAATTTGAAATCAAAAAGCTGGACGAATCAGGAACGTTTGAAGGCTTGGCGGCCGTTTACGGCAATGTTGACCACGGCAACGACGTTATCATGCCCGGCGCTTTCACCAAAACGCTGAAAGACCACGACGGCATCGTTCCGATTCTATACCAGCACAATAACAATATGCCAATAGGCAAAGGCACATTGACGGACACGGCCAAGGGTCTGGAAATATTCGGCCAGCTTACGATGGAAGTGTCTAAAGCCCGTGAAAGCCACGCGCTGATGAAAGACGACGTGCTGAAAGGATTGTCTATCGGGTATTCCACAGTGGTAAGCGAATATGACAGCGACAAAGATATCCGCTATCTGAAGGAACTCCGCCTGTGGGAAGTGTCGCTTGTGACATTCCCCATGAATCCAAAGGCGAAGGTGACGGCCGTGAAAGATATGACTATAGACGAGCTTATCGAAGCCGCGAAAAACAAGAATCTTTCCGCCGATCTTATGAAGCAAATCAACGAGTTATTGGCACTTGTCAAGGGACAAGCCGCCGCATCCGCTCCCGCGCCGGACATCCACGCGATGAGCAAGGCTGAAAACATCATTAAAATTTTGTCCAAGGGAGTGTAGTAAACATGGAAAAAGACGAAACCACAGAGCTTTCAAAGAAGCTCGAAACGATTGAAGCCGAACTGCAAAAGTTCATCACAAAGGCGCAGGAAGAAACCGGCAAGGCCGGAACTGCCTCCGCCGAAACCAAGTCCGCCGTCGAAAAGCTGACTGCGGAGGCTAAATCAATACTTAACCGTATTGACGATCTGGAAAAGCGCATGGATTCCGGTCTTGAAAACACCGATGACAAGGCCGAAAAGTCCATCGGCGAGCTTTTCACCGAATCGGACGCCTACAAATCCGCGATTGCCGCCGATCGCAAGATCGTTGACAAGGTCGGCATCGGCCTTCTGCACAAGGCCACGATGATTAACGCCACAGGCCAGAATCAGCCGCTTGTTCAGGCGTATCGCGTACCTGGCATCATCACCCCGCCCACGCAGCGGCTGACGATGCGCGACCTGTTTCCGGTAATCCGGGTAACGTCAAACCTCATCGAGTACGTCCGGGAAGCCAGCTTTACCAACAACGCCGGATACCAGGCGACGGAAGGCGCGGCAAAGCCGGAAAGCGGCCTGACGTTCGAGATGCTGCACAAACCCGTGCAGACCCTCGCGCACTGGATTCCGATTTCAAATCAACTGCTCGCCGACGCGCCCGCGCTTCAGGGGTATATCAATACCCGTCTGCTGTACGGCCTCAAGCTGAAGGAAGAGCAGGAACTCATCGGCGGCACTGGAGCCGGCAACACGATTTCCGGCATTGTCACCAACGCAAGCGCCTATAACGACGCTGCGGACACCGACGGCGACACCAGGATAGACACCATCCACAAAGCCGGCGAACAGCTTGAAAAGACGTTCTATCCGTGGGACTTCACAGTTATGAACGTCGCGGACTGGGCGGCTATCGAGCGCGTCAAGAAAACCGACGGCGGATATCTGTTCGCCAACCCGCAGGCGGTAAATTCCCGCATGCTATGGGGACGCCCCGTTATCCCGTCCGCCGCTATGGAAGAGGGGACTTTCCTTGTCGGATCGTCGATGGCCGCCACTATATGGGATCGCGACGACGCCACAATCGAGGTTTCCCGCGAACATTCGGATTTCTTCACCAAAAACCTCACTGCGTTGCTGGTGGAAGAACGGCTCGGCCTGACCGTCCAGATACCCGACGCGCTGATTTGCGGCGCGTTCATCTCGGAGGACTAGGCATATGAGAGTCCAGGTGAAAATAAAAACCGAATACGATCATTACCACAAGGGCGATAGGCTTAACCTGCCGCCCGCCCTTGCCGAAGACCTGATTAAAAAGGGCGTCGCTGAAAAGATGCTCACAATCGGGTACGAAAAAAAGGTCGTGTCCGCTCCGGAGAACAAAGGCAAAAAAGCCGCCGCTCCGGAAAGCAAAGGCAGTGAGGGAAAACCCTGATGGCCGCCGCCAAGCCGCCGGTATCGCTGGCGCGCGTAAAGCTGTATCTGCGCCTGATTTCAGACGAATCGGACGCGTCGCCGCATCCTGAAGACAATTTTATTTTGTCTCTCATCGACGCGGCGGCGCAAGCCGTTGAAAACGAAATCCAGGGCAAGATAGGCAAAACGCCGCCGCCGGCGCTTATCCAGGCAATGCTGATGACCATCGAATCGTTATACGACAAACGGGGCGAGGGCGACGGCATGCCGATGGGCGCGCGGCGGTTATGCGCCTTTTATAAAAACATGGGTTACAGGTGATGATACATCCGACAGCCGGTGAATTAAGGGAACTTGTGGACATAATCGAGGTGCGCCCGCCGTACAACGCCGCCACAGGAGCCGGAACTGCATCCGAAACATATGCCGCCGCCGTATGGGCGAAAATAGAACCGCTCGGCGGCGGCGTAGAAGCGGAAACAATGCAGGAAAAAATATGCAGGCAACAGTACCGGATATGGATTCGGTACAGAGACGGCATAACGCCGTTTCAGCAGCTTGAATGGAAGGGCATGCGGCTTGTCATAGACGGCCCGCCGGAAAAAATGGATCAGTGGCTGCTGCTTCATGCCTATTCAACAACAACAAGGAATTTTTAAGAAATTAACGGAGGATTATTATGGCAACAGATGAAACACATGAATCTCAAGGGATTGTCGGTTTAGGAACCAAAGTCAAAGTCAAGGAAAGCGGCGCAAGCGGATCGTACGTTCTGGTAGGCGAGCCGACGGACATTAACGGCCCCCAAATCTCGCAGCAGTTCGCGGACTTTACGCATATGCAGAGTCCGGCGGGCTACCAGGAACAGAAACCTACGTTCAAAAGCAGCGGGCAGTTGACCTTCAATGTCCACCGCGTTCCGGGCGATCCGGGGCAGGAGATGCTGATTGAAGCGACGAACACCATTCCGACAAAAATGCTGGATTTCAAAATTGAATTTCCGGACGCGTCGGAATTCGAGTTCAAGGCTTATCCTGGGCTTTCGTTCACGGTTCCGATGAGCGGCGCGTTTGACATGGCGGTAACGCTTACCATCACCGGTCCGGTAACGATGGAATACGCGGGAGACTAGCCAATGGACAAACATAACGCAATATCGGGCATGGCATCGGCGCGGGAAACGAAAAAGGTTGATCTGTCGAAATACGGCGTCAACTATCCCGACGGCCTTTATATCAAGAGGCTTTCGACCGCCGAAAGAGGCCGGCTTCTTGAGATGTGGAAAGCCGAAGCCGCGCTTGAGGACGTGCAGAAGTTTGTGCTCACCTCGGCGATTGCCGATCCCGACGGGCGCAGGCTCTTTGACGATCCGGAGGCCGACGGCAAGATCATAGTCAACGAATGGGCTTGCGATCTTGTTGACGGGCTGACTACGGAGATTCTGAAATACTCGTCGATCATCAAAGACGACGCGGACGCTGTGGAGTCTCCGGAAAAAAACTGACATTCCCACCGGAGCGCCAGCGTCAATTTGAGTTGGCGCTCCTGTTTAATCGGTGGGATGTCGATGATTTTTTAAACGATATTCCGTTCCATCTATTTGACGAATGGATGCGGTTTCTAACGTTCATGTCATACGGCGACAGCAGGCCGCTTGATCCGACTTACATGATTATGCGCGGGTTAATGGGAAGCACGAAAAAGGGCAGGCAGGCAAGCGCCGCAGGCGGCTGGGAGCAGGTGAAGATGAACCTCGTCAGGCATATGAATATTACGAAAAGCGGGAAGTGATGGCTTTATGTGTTTTCGTTATAAGCGCACATGAGCATGTAAATAATAATTATTATGCCAAGCAGTAAAAGGATATGCCACGGCACATATATCAGTAAAAGAATATATACAAAAAGGACAATAAAAAAGCATCCCATGAAGGTACTTTAGGGCAAAAGCAAAGAAATGGCAAGAACAGACGTAGAAGACGCATTCGCGTCAATAAAAAAACTGCTCACTACCGCGACTCCGAAAGCAGTTGAAGCCGCGCGGAAAGCTGCAGCCGATGTTTATATCCGGGCGGCTAAGCAAGCTGCGCCCGGACATACAGGGCAGCTTAAACAGAGCATTAAGCTTGTCGAGGGAAAGCCTGCCGGAAAACCGCTTATGACTGACCTGAAGGGACAAGACAGGAGATATTACGTCGGGCCGGAAAAGAAAAAAAAAGGCGTCGATTACGGATACTTCGTTGAAAAAGGGCATCGTTCGTACGTGCGCAACATCCGCGGGGCTGGATATCGTTCAACGCGGATTAATCGTGCATCCAGCATACGCCCCGATGGCAGCGGCGCGCATTCCGTACGCGGAAACCCGGTCACATGGGAAGAATGGCGTAAAAACGGAAGTTTAAGAAACGAACGTTTGAGGCCGATTGTAAATGTAAACGGAAGACAGCTTAAAGTTGGTCAGGGCAAAGGACTTGAACCAAATATTTACGTCGAGCCACAACCGTGGTTTGAACCAGCGATTAAGAGCGTGGAAAAACAGGCGCAGTACGCGGCAGAAACCGCGTTTTACAACGCCTTAAAAAAAGAGGACAAGTAAATGGCAACATCGAGGCTTTTTGTTGAAATCGGTAAAGACGTTGACAAATTAAGCGATTCCATGCGCGAGGCGGTTAAATCCGCTGAAGAAGCCGGTTATTCCATCACCGGTGCTGGACGGCGCATTGTTTCCAGTTTCGAGGCCGCCATAAACCCGACAAAAAAACTCGCCGAGCAAATAAAGCTGATGCAAATTGCCGGTAAAAAACAGGAAGACATACTTAAAGTTTATGGCAGTAGTATCGAACAGGCGGCGAAGGCCGCGCAGAAAAACGGCCAGGCGATTGATCCGCTGATTTCTAAATATCAAGACCTACACAAAGAAGCGGCAAACGGAAGCCTGAAATTCTTAAATTTTACTAAAACATTACAGGATTTTGCGCGAAATCCGCTGCAGATGGCAACGACAAAAACAACATCGTTTCTGGAAGGCTTTGGTAAAATAGGCGTATATGCCACTGGCGCGGTTGGCGCAATCGCATCCGTTGGCGCGGGGTTTTACAAAATACTCAAGAACGCTTCCGATGCGGCTGCGCAACTAAATAATCTGTCATACGCAACCGGAATCAGTACGCAAAAACTTCAGGCGCTTCAAAAAGTCGCTTCAGACAACAAAATATCCGTTGACCTGGGCGCGACGATTTCCAGGTTCAATCAGCAGCTTGCGACCGGAGGCGGGGATTTTACCCGCGCGTTAGTGGATCAGGGCATAGCGCTCAGGGACGCAAACGGCAACTATAAAGACGCTATCACCCTGCTTGACGAACTGCGGGCGAAGTATATCCACATAAAAGACCCCGTGGAACGCGCTGCCAAAATGACCGCCGATCTCGGCACACGAAACCGTGAACTTATTCCGCTTTTAATGGGTACAAAGGACGGCCTCGCCGCCGCTATCGGAGAGGTTGAAAAATCAGGCCGCGTCTGGGATCGGCAAACGATGGATAACCTGAAACATTTTAATGACATGTTGACCGAAATGGGCGGGATATGGGATGCCATTAAAACAAAAATAGCCGCCGCGTCTGGCGAGGCTTACGCGTTCCTTTCGCTAACAAGGGGAGATGAAATCGTATCGCGGCGATTAAACGAAATGGGACTTATCGGTATTGCCGGATCGGCTGCAACAGATCCGCGTTTAGAAGCCTTCATCGAGCAGCAGAAGCAAATAGAAGCCTTCACCGAGCAGCATAAACAGAGCGTACAGAAAGTCGAAGACGCTTTAGATGCACGGAAAAAAGTCGAAGAATTCCTCGCGCAACAATCAAATACCGCCGGCGGTCTGCTCGGCAGACAGGGGAAGATAGGTTCTATCGCCGACTTACTCGCCGAACCCGCGGCGGGGCATGACGTCGAAAAAAGAACCGAAGCTTTTGCCGCTCAACAGAAAATGCTTGCGCAAGGCGTGAAGGATTATATTGAATTGCGCCAGCAAATAGTTGAAGAGCAAGCGAAATTCGACGCGCTGCTGGAAAAGTATCTAAATACGGACACTGTTTCAAACGAAGAATTATCAAGACAGAGAGAGCATCTAACGGGACTCAAAGACCAGCTTGCGGGACTCGAAGAGTCTGGACGCGCGGCAGAAGAAGCCTCAAAAGCCGCGAAAAAAGCAGAGGAAGATCGGCGGGAGGCTGCGAAAAATGCCGCAGAAGCGTTCCGGGAAGAATTGGCAAAAGGGTATTGGGCGGAGGAACTCAAGGAAATAGAGAAAATCCGCGAAGGATACGCCCAGGTTGCCGAGGAAATGTCAA